AATTCAAGGACTGGGAAGTTCTCTATAGGCTCACCTGTGGTATAGCTATAGCGGGTGCAGTCAAGAATGACCTCACGCTTCTCATACGTCCCACCGTTCTTTGTGGGGATAGACTGTTTATCCCCCAAAGAAAGGATTTTACCGAAAAGTTGTAATTCTGCCATATTATTCTAATCCAAAGATTTTCCGATTCGTGATAAGATGCCTGTTGGCCTCCAAGAACTCAATGAATCTCTCGCACTGCTGGGTAAGCATACGCTTAGCCATTTCGTGGTCGTAGGTATAGACTTCCTTGTACTGCGAACCGTGAATAAGCGGAGTCCTCGGGCCTCCCCCTGCGAGTACGAACACGGTGAACTCGAAGCTGCTTACCTCGTTCATCATTTCGCTCTCGATGAGGGTGTACGGATAGGCGAAACGCTGCCAGTACTTCTGATAGTTCCCGAAGGTGTAGCTCTTCGTCGTTTTCGCATCATACACCCTGTTCTCATTCAGATAGTCGATGTATCCGTAAAGCTCCACAAGACCCTTCGACGTCTCAATCATACCCTTCGTGAAGTACTGGCAGATGCACCCCTTGAAGTACTCTGCTGCCTCACGACAGAAGGCTATGTCGAAACAGAACACGAAACCGTCAACGACTGCGAGGATGAACGGCTGGCCTATCCTTGAAGCGAGGGTAGCGTCAATCTCCTTTCCCTCATAAAGCTTGGTATAGGCCTCACACGCTTCCTTCCAGCCTTCCTCGTCCTTGATGGTCACAAGCATCTGTCCTTCCTCAACCTGTTTCGAGTGCTTCACAAGAGAGTCGATGATCATGTTGAAGGCAGTACCCTTGCTTGCGGCCTCGCTGGGCTCAGTAGGTACACGGTTTATCCTGTCTATCAAGTCCCGGCGAAGGAGGACCGCTACTTCCTCGTCAGAGTAGTGTAGCGTTCCTTCCTCTTCATTCCAGTTCTTGTGCCATTTCCCATCCTCACTTTGATACAGGAAGTCCTCAGTCGTGGTATCTACCATGCGCTGGTAGGCATCAAGCAGGGTGGGATAGAACTTATAGTTAGGCTGCTGGTTCTGCATACTTCTTCGTCTTTTGGTCGTAGGAAAGCTTCAACTCCTTCACCTTGGCACTGAACAGGTCCCTTGCTCTGATTCTCGAGTCCCAAATGATGGCAACATTCTTGATGTTCGCTGCGAACTCGTTGGCACCCTTGGCATCGGTAATCTGCTCAATGGCGGTCTCAATCTCGGAAAGGAGTTCGTTGTACTTAGCTCTCGTCTCTTCGATAGCCTTGACATTCCTCTCATAGTAGCCGAAAGTCCCCTGCAGGAACTTGTTGTCTGCGGTAACGACACCGTTAGCGTCAATGATTGTCGGTATCTTCTCAGAGACAGGAAGGTTACAGGTGTTCTTGGCATAGAACTTTTCCTGTGGGTTCCAGAACACGGTACGGTCTGTGCCGATAGCCTGCACGTAGCCCACCAAGTCCAGTTCCTTGATGAGGTCACCCAGTGAAGAGCCTCCCATTTCGGGGCGCACGATTCTCGTCTCACCGTCTTTGTCCTCCTTCTCATGGGCGACAAACACGATGTTCTTTCCCATCGCAGCCACCTCACGGAGGAAGTTCACGAACATCACCTTGCGGGCACCGTAGCCCTTCAATGCCAGCGAACCGTCACGCATACGCATCTTCGAGTCGTTCTGCATGATGTAGTCGCTCATGAAGTCCAGCATCTTGCCTGCCGTGTCGATTACGATTGAGTCGCACTTCACGGCTCCCTGCTTAAGTTCCTGCATGGCATCGAGAACCATCTGCCAGTTCTTCACCTGTAGGGTTACACACTGGAAGGCAACGTTTACACGCTGAACACCTCCGTCAAAATCAAACAGTACTGGGTTGGGCGCACTCAGTGCAAGTGTTGTCTTACCAATACCCGGCTGACCGTAAATCAGCATCTTTACCACGGTTGAAAACTCCAACTCATTCGGTTGCTTAAATAAACTGCTCATAAATCTAAAACATTAAAGTGAAACAATATGTTACTTAAAAAGCGTATTCTGATTGGCATAGCGGATGAACTCCGCCTTGGTGTGGATTCCCAGTCGCAGGTAGGCACCCTTGACGTGATACTTCACGGTGTTCACCGATATGTACAGTGTCCCCGCTATCTCTTCGTAGCTGCTCCCATCATACAGGAGGCGCATGACACGCAATTCAGCCTCGCTGAGCCTCGAATCAAACTGGGGGTTACATACTGTTCCCTCCAGTGGGCATTCGCCCCTTCTCGGGCACTGCACCTTCTCGAAGCTCCACCTGCAATCGTCCACGTCTATCTCAGTGGTGTCGAGGTTTCCGAAATTGCACTTGCAGAACCTCCGGACGATAAGGAACTGATAGTAGGGCACGTTGAGCGCACTCTTCCTGTATTCCTTCTGCAGGGCCTTGTACGCAGCAGGGTAGAAGTCCTTGATTCTGTCGAGGAACACCTTCACAAGCTCATGCTTGGACTCGTCCACGACCTCACAGATTCCCTCCGCATTTCGGTACATCAGGTCACCGTCAACAATGAAGAACTCTATTCCGTCCATACCAGTGAAACTCCGAATTTCTCCTTGACATAATTCTCAACAATCTCACGGTGTTCGGGACTGGCTGGCTTCATGCCGTAGTAAATCCAGTTGCGCACACTCGTTGACGATTTCCCTGTCAAGCCAACGAGGTCGTTAATCATATCCTGTTTCGGATACGTGGCCTCCGGCAAGCTCTCATAACAACCCTTAAGGGTAGTTTTTTCAACTTTTTCGCCAAAAGTATTTGTTAAACCATCTTTTTTCATTATCTTTGCACTGTTTTACTTGTTTTACTTTTGCAAAGGTACGAAAAATAATCGGAATATCACTCATATTACCGAGAAATTATTACCTAATTAAGAATATTTAAGATTATGGCATTCAGATTGAAGGAATTTATGGCCGATTTGAACATTCCACAGGCCGAGTTGATGGAACTGCTTGACTACTCGCAGTCGAACATTTCCAAGATTGTGACTGGTAGGGGAAGGCTTCCCGAGGCGAAGCTGCCCATACTGGTGAAGAGATACGGTGAAGATGTTGTCGCAAGGTACATCAGTGACGACCCCGCCCCCACAGAGAACATCGTGAGCGAGCAGAACTCCACCAACTACGGGCACCACAACAACGTCAACACAGACACTTTCTTCGCTGCACTCCTTAAGATGATAGACAACTACAGCGAGAAGGAGCGTGTCATGCAGAATCAGATAACCTCCCTGCTGGAGCAGAACAAGACCCTTGTGGAAGAGAACATGAGGCTCAACAGATTACTCCATGAAGGTAATATTACTTACTGACACGGAACTGAGCAATTTCGGGTGCTGCGTACCCGATGATGTCCTACAGGGAAGATATGCCATCACCCTTGACGGACACCGATTCCACTTCATCCCAAGACCCATATACGAAAGGTTCAGAAAAGACAGACTAAATATGTTATATAAATAAGGTATGCCAGCAAGAAAAATCACGACAGATGGAATAGCCATCAACAAGCGTTTCTTCGAGGTGATAGACATGATTATCGCACAGAAGCGCATGAGGGGCCTGCAGACCTTCACTCGGGAGCATGACCTTAATTTCGGGAATATGTGCACCATCAAGAACAACCCCGAGGGGCACGTCATAAAGACGGAGTGGATAGCCTACCTCGTCAACGACTTCGACGTGTGCGCCGACTACATTCTGCTTGGGACTGGCCCGATGTTCAGAAGGGAAATTCCGCTGCCCCAGCCGAAGCCAAGGAAAAAGGTCGGCAGGCCACGAAAAATGCCGCATCCAGAAGGACACGGCAGCGAGACTGTGGCGGGGGACTCAGTATGATTCCCTCCAAAAGCGCAGCACCTCTTCACCGAGGTAGAACTTGGCTAAGGTCCGTTTCCTGTACCTGCACTTTATGTACCCCTTGTCAGTGTACGTCCTCAGAGTGTTCCTGTGGATTCCCAGCAGGGTAGCGGTCTCGTTCATGTTGTAGCGCCCTTCCGGGCTTACCTTTGGTTCTACGTTTGTCATTGCTCAATCTCCTTTGTTTCTTATCTTGAAAAGGGGTAGGGGAAGCAGAGTATTAATAAATTATGGCTTCTTAACTTCAATAGTGTCGCTCCCCCTGTTCCCCGATTAACCTTTGCACACCCAAAAGAAAATATCTCTGAGTTTCCTTCCTATCCACAGGCTCGTCCTCTCCACGCTTACCATGACGGTGATGAGGACGAACACCCACGACCACAGGCAGGCATAGGCGAGGCTCCTTGTCTCGCTCTTTTCCTCACATTCCTCATCGCTGAACGCAACGATGATGAAGGCAAGCACCAG